TTCTTTCTTCCGGGTATGGGAGTTTTCTTCACATCAGCTGGAGGAGCCGGAGCTGCAGGCGCAACTACTATAGGAGGAGCTATGTCAGCAGGAACTGTTTCAGCTGCTACAGCTATGAGTTATGGCGCTGCAGTTAGTTTAACAGTGCCCGGAATGTTAGTCGCTGCTTTAGGAGTAAATTTAGCACTTATGGGATTAATGGAAATGTCAGCACCCGAGGCAGATAATATGACTTCTGACCCTTCTTTCCTTTTTAACGGGGCAGGACAAAATATAGAACAAGGACAACCTGTTCCAGTATTATATGGACAAATGAAAATAGGCGGAACTCCAATCAATGAGGGTTTTGCTCCAGGTACAATAAATTCATATGCAAGTTCAAATTATGTAGTTACAGGAACAACGACAAACTATAAATCAGATGGAACTTCATCTTATACAATACAAACAGGACCGCATACAGGTACAAAGAGTCTATCAGACTATGTACAACAACAATAGGAATATAAATGGCAAAATATACTAAACCCACAACAGTTAGTAATAGTAGAAGGCATCCTGATAAGGAACAACATGCTGTTGTTTATGATATACTCTCTGAAGGCCCAATAGAAGGGTTAGCAAATGGCTTTGCTTCTATATTTATAAATGATGTACCTTTTATAGATAATATAGCAAATGAAATAATGAAACCTCGAAGAGTTATACTAAGTACTACAGCTGGTTCTGCAAATATTACTCATTCTCAATTCGGAGAAATAAATTCACTTACTTTAAATAATAAATCAGGACTATCTCTTGGAGCAAGAACTGTAACTATTGTTGGGGCAGAAAAACAAGGAACTGGCATTGCAAGTATGACAGCAGGTTCTGATACAGTGACAACAAGTAGTTCTTTCTTTACTTCTGATATGGTAAATTCAAGATCAGTTACTCCGGAGGCTTTTATAAGAATAGCAGGAGCAGGACAAGATGGAACAGACTTAATAACTAAAGTTAAAACTTTTGTAAGTGCAACAGAAATTACTGTACAAGATGTCGCAGCTGTAACTGTATCTTCTAAAAATATTTCTTTAGATTTTAATGCAAGTATTAGTTCAATATCAGGAAATGTAGCAACACTTTCTAAAGCTGTTCCTGTAACGACTTCTAATGTATCTTGTCAAATATCTGCTCTTAATACAATCGTTGGTCAGAATGATGATATAATGAATTTTGAGAAAGTCAAAATGCAATTTAAGTCAGGTGAGAGAAATCAAGATTATATACCACATGAAACAGGTTTTGGTTCCGCAGCAACAAACACTGCATTAAACATAAGCTTAGAACAGTCAGATTTAAGAGCAAGAGTAGGAACTGGAGGAAATTTAGTTTCTGGATACAATAATGAATTAGATGAGCCGACAAAATCCGAAGGTACAGCAGAAGATACAATTATAACTTCAGCTCTTGCAGGAGTATCTAATCCTTCCGAAATAGATGAAATTCATTTAACTTTTAAATTGCCTGCTTGTCACGCAATAAAATCAAGTGGCTCTAAAGAATCTTCTTTTGTTGAACTTCAAATATTCTTTGAGTATAGTGTAGATAATGGTTCGAGTTATATCTCAGAACTATTGTATGGACCTACGAATAGTCAAATTATTAATAGAAGCACTGGAAGAGGAGGCAGAAATGTCAACTTTATTACGACCAGCAGTTTTCCAAATACTGGATATATAAAACCAAACGAACCTCAGTATAATGAGTTCAGTGAAGAATTTATGATAATTACAGATAAATTCCAACCTTATGATGATTGGAGAATTAGAGTAAGAAGAATAAATGATACGAATTTTCAAGATGGCAGTTATAGACATACAAACCCTTGTACTTTAGCTACAATAGAATCTATAATAAAAGATAAGTTAAAATATCCGTACACTTCTTATATCTCAACATCTTTCAATGCTGCTGATTTTGAAGGTCAATTACCTCAAAGAGCTTATTTATTAAAAGGATTAAAAATACAAGTTCCTACAAACTATCTTACAAGAGATGAGACAGGCGGAGCAGCAGCTTATACAAGAAATATAACTACAGGAGCAATTGAAAGTACTTATCAAAATTGGGACGGTAATTTTAGAGGAGATATAACTACTTTTGATGCAACATCAGTAAACTATGAAAAAGTATATTGCAATAATCCAGTATGGGTTTTTTATGATTTATTAACAAACGAAAGATATGGATTAGGACAGTTCATAGATAAATCAAATATAGATAAATATGGATTATTTCAGTTAGCAAAGTACTGTGATGAATTAGTTCCTGATGGAGAAGGTGGATATGAACCTCGTTTTACAACTAATGTGTACTTATCAAAAGCAGCAGAAGCTACGAATGTATTAAAACAATTCGCAAGTGTTTTTAGAGGAATGGCTATTTGGAAAGATGGTCAAGTAACTGCAATTTCTGATAGAGAAAAAGAACCTGTATATGCTTTTACAAAAGGAAATATAGAAGGAGGAATTTTTCAATATGAAGGAACAGGAAATAGAGTTAGAACTAATCAAGTAAAAGTTCAATGGAATGACCCAAATGATAATTATAGACAAAGTACTGAATATGTAGAAGACCAGCAAGGAATACTAGAAACAGGAAGAATTGTAAGAAGCGAACATTTAGCATTTGGCTGTACATCAAGAGGTCAAGCACATAGAGCAGGTAAGTGGAAGCTTCTAAGTGAAAGATTAGAAAAAGAAACAGTATCTTTTGTAACAAGTATTGCTGCTGTAGGTTTAGGGCCTGGAGATATTATTACAGTCCAAGACGCAGACAGAGACAGATCATCTTATTCAGGAAGAGTTTCAGCAACAGGTACAAAAACTACAACAGTAATACCTTTAGATAGAACAATTAATTTACCCTCTTATTCAAGTGATTTTCCACCTCAATTATTATTAGTTTACCCTAAAGGTGGCGCATATTTAGAACAAGAGACTGCAACCATATCAAGCGTAGTATATAATAGAGGTGATTTAATACCAAATATTACTTCTGAGTCTGATGCAGCTAACTTAACTGATGATTCAAATGATAGCGTACAAGTTTTTTGGTCGGAAAATGTAAGAATAGAGACTAAGACTGTAACAACATCTGCAGGAAATGTTTCTTCTTTAACTGTATCTTCAGCATTTAGTGAAGCTCCAGAGGAAGAAACTATATGGTCATTAAGATTATTTAATTCCGATGGAACAGAAAAAACAGGCACAGTAAAAGAATATAAAGTAATATCTATTAAAGAAGAAGATAACTATAAATATTCTATAGTAGCTGCAGAATTTGCTGCTAATAAATTTGCACAGATTGAAAGAGGTTTTGAACTTAATATTAGACCTGTTGATAATTCCCCTAATCCAGAAGATGTAGTACCTGCACCTGATAGTATTAGTTTGAGTGTAGAACCTATGAGCATATCTGATGGGTCTATTTCTACAAATACTGCGGCAGATTCACAAGGACATCAATTAATTGTAAACTGGAAGTTTCCTGAAAACTCAAATGGTACTCGATATAAATTTGCTTCAGGTTTTGAAATATCGCACAATATTAGAGGGGAAGCAAGAACTATAAAAACAAATATAACAACTCAAACTCTAACATTTAAAAATATAAAAGCAGGTATATATAAAATAAAAGTCAGAACTGTTTCAAGCTCAGGAACAGTATCTCAATATACAGTTAGACAGATTGAAATTGCAGAAAGCAGTCTTGGAAATTCCTTTACTTCTAAAGTTGATTTACTACCTAAAGGCGGTTCTATAAACCAAACTGTAACTATTAATGATTCTACAGGATTGTTAGAAATTGGTTCAAGTACTTATCAATTTGATTCTCCAAGTGGAGAAACCTTTTTAAATTCAAGTGCTACAGCTTCTACTTATCAACAATCTTTTTCAGGTATGGGAGCATCTGCTGAAGCATATTTATTATTTGACCAAAGTGACTCTACAGATAGATTTAAAGCAGTTCAAATTCACAGTGATACTTCAATTACTCCTACGGTTACTTATTTTAAAGAAGTCGGTGCTTCTAATAATGGATTAACAGCTGCAAGTGGAACAATAGCAGTGTCTGCAAATGATAACGCAATAATAGGAACTTCTACTTCTTTTGAATCAGATTTTAATAATGGCGATTTAGTAAGAATAATTAATGGTAGTTCTACAACTTCTACTTCAAGTGGCAGTATAAGTGATTCTACAGCTTTAACTATAGGGTCTTCAAATTCTAATATAAAAATAGGACATAAAGTAACTGGAACAGGAATAAGTTCAAGTGTATTTGTTACAGCAATAAGTGGTACTTCAATAACTCTAAGTTCTCCCCAAACTATAGGAAATGGAGTAACTTTAACATTTAGTCCTGTTACTTATTATGGAAGAATACAATTTATTGAAAGTGATACATTAATGTATGTAGATGAAGTTGTAAAGACTACTTATTCAGGTGCAACTATTCAATTTCAAACTTTTAAACCTTCTATTTTACAAGATGCAATACTTTCTAAAATTACTACTGATGGAAGTACAACATACTCTATAGCAGAACAATATGCAGTAACAAAAGGTATAACTGGAGCAGATGGAAGTGCAGGAGCAGCTGTTAATTTAGCATTTATAAGAAAAGCTACGACACCAGGAGTATCTGGAAATGGAAGTCTCCCATCAGGAGAAACAAACCCTGCTTGGACAGACGATGTCCCTACGGGAACTGATCCTTTGTGGGCTGTAAAAGGTAATAAAGCACAAGGAGGCACAACTTGGAGTTGGGGTACTCCTTACAGAGTAGATGGCACAGCAGTAGCAGAAATATATTATTATTCAGATGCAACTACTGGAAGCGCCCCTTCTTTTAGCGCTCCTACTTATAATTTTAGTACTAATAGTTATACTGCACCCACTAACTGGAATAAAGAACCACCTTCTTTAACAGCAAATAATCAGAAAGTTTATGTAATAGTAGTTTTATATGCAAGTACTCCTGGAGATACAGCAGCGGCTGCAGATAGTGTTAGTTCTGCTGTAATATATGCACAAAAAACAGATGGATTAAATAATGCCACAGTATATTTATATAAAACAACAAATAGTGCTACTGAATCCACATTACCAAGTGGAAACGCTACTTTCACTTTCAACAGTGGTACGTTGGGAAGTTTTGCAACAAATGCAAATGGGTGGTCACAAACTATTACTTCTGTTTCTGCTTCAAATCAGTACTTATGGACTACAAGCGCTGTAGCAAGTAGCACAGATTCTACTGTAGTTATTGCAGATAGTGCTTGGGCAACTCCTAAACTTTTATCAACTTTTGGAGAGAATGGTCTTACAGGAGCAAGTGTAAATATTGTATTTAGAAGAGACAGTTCAACTCCAAGTACTCCAGCTGATTCTGCAGGAGTTCCAAGTGGTTGGAGTGACTCACCTCCTTCAGGAACAGACATTCTTTTTGCAGTAAAAGGTACAAAAGCAGTCGGCGGCAGTAATTTTACTTGGGGTACTGTATATCAAGTAGAAGGAACCGCTGCAGCTGAAGTAGCAATTTATAGAAAAAATAATAATGCTACACCTTCAGGAGGCAGCTATAACTTTACAACAAGTACATTAACAGCACCTTCAGGATGGAGTACAAGCGTTCCGTCTTTAACTGCTAATGGAGATATAGTATATTTAGCAGTTGGTTTATTTTCAGGTTCTCCAGAAGAAACAGCAGCAACTACGACTTGGTCAACACCTGTAGTATATGCTCAAAGAACCGATGGACAAGACGGAGACCCTGGAGACCCTGGACAAGATGGAGATAATGGCTTAAGAACAATACAAGGTTATTTATTCTATGAAAAAACAACATCAGGAGCCCCTTCTGCACCTTCAGGAAATACATATACTTTTTCTACTGGAGTTGTAACAGGTACAGGCATTAGTACAGCTACTAACCAGCCTACAAACGTATGGTTAAATAGTCCTAATACGCAAGATGCAACTTCTACAAACACATTCTATACTGTAAGATACTATGGAACAGAAAGTGCTGCAAATTCAAGTACAATAACTGTAGCTTATACAAATGTTGTACAACAAACAAGTTTTACTGGAGTTGTTACTTTTAGTGGGGGAACTTTAACAGATGGCACAAGTTCAGTGGATGCTATAGAAGCTGGTGATGTAGCTGGAAATATTGGAGGAGTAGGAGTAACAACAATTGATGGTGGAAATATTGATACAGGTACAATTACCGCAAATAAAATTAAATTAAGTGGAAAAGGCTCTTTAACTATTAATAGCTTAGATAATGATGCAAACTTTATAGATTCAGCAGGAGCTCCAGTACAGTCTGTTGCAGGATTAACAGGTACAGTAACAACTGCGAATTTAAGCGCACAAGGCTTAAGACTAACAAGTGATTTTTCTGGCTTTTCTACAGTAGCAACTACAGGTAGCATTGGAGATACTTCAGGAACTCTACCAACAAATAGGGGTGGAACAGGCCAAACAAGTACAGCAAGTTATGTAGCTGATTTAAGTGCAGCGGGTCTAAGACTAACGAGTGATTTTTCTGGTTTTTCTACAGTAGCTACTACAGGTAGCATTGGTGATACTCCAGGAACTCTACCAACAAATAGAGGCGGAACAGGCCAAACAAGTACAGCAAGTTATGTAGCTGATTTAAGTGCAGCGGGTCTAAGACTAACTAGTGATTTTTCAGGATTTGCTACAGTGGCGACTTCAGGAAGTATTGGAGATACTTCAGGAACTCTACCAACAACCAGAGGTGGAACAGGCCAAACAAGTACAGCAAGTTATGTGGCTGATTTAAATGCAGCAGGGTTAAGATTAACAAGCGATATAGTAGGTGAAGCACAGAGGGGTACAGGTACAACAAGTTTTGCAAGTGCTTTAACAGCACAAGGAGTAGGTTTTGTAAGTGGTTCAAATGCAAACTTAGGCGCTTTAGCAACTTTAGATAATATAGATTTAAGTAAAGTAACAGATAGTGGCACATTAGCAGGGTTAAATGCAGCAATATTAGGAACACATACGACTGGAACACTACCAGAAGGACAAGGAGGAACAGGACAAACTTCAGATGCTGCTTATGCTTCACATTTAAGTTCTCAAGGACTTATTGTTACTGAAGTAGCAGGAAATACAGGTGCTGTAAGTGCAGCAACAATTATTTCAGCAGGTAATATACTTGTAGCAGATTCAAATGTAACGAGAGATACAAATGGCGGTATTACAAGTATAAATGGTGGTGTTATAAACACTGGTACAATAAACTCCAGTGTTATAAATACTAATACTTTAGCTGTTAAGTTTTTTGCAAATGAAAGTACAAAAATTTATAATCATGAGTCTCCTTCAGTTGCAGTCCCTCTTCTTCGCTATGGTTTTAATTTAAGAGGCACTGGAGGAAATACACAATACACAGGTTCTAATGCTTCTTTTGTCCCTGTTACAATAACACAAGTTAGAAATAATGCTTCTTATTCAGTTATACTTGCAGCTGTGCTTGGAGACGTAACTGGTGGAAAAGTACAATATTCTTTAAATAATTCTACTTGGATAACTGCTTCAGGAGGAGAAAGTAATATTTACTGGTCTGCGGGAACTTATCGTGGATATACATATACTTATCAAGGAACAATTACTAATATGACAAGTTCGCAAAATACGGTTTATTGGAGAGTTTATTTTTCTGGAAGTTATAATCATACTCATATGCAATTACATGTAACAATGGACAATACAACTTAGGAGAACAAATGAAATTTTTTACAACATATAATACAAGTACAGGAATTATAGAAGATGTAACAGGCTCAGACTGTGAGCTAAGTGACCTACCTACAAGAGAGGGATTTACAATAGTAGAGGGTTCATATGAACCTGGGTCATATAAATTTGTAGATGGAGAACCAGTTGAAATTATAATAGATTTTTGGGAAATTATTAGGTCTCAAAGAGATGGATTATTAAAAGATTGTGATTGGACTCAAATGCCTGACAGCCCTTTAACGTCTTCAAAGAAAACAGAATGGGCAACATATAGACAATCTTTAAGAGATTTACCAGATACTTACTCAAGTGCAGAATCTGCAAGTGAAGTCGTCTTTCCTACAACGCCTTCTTAGGCATTTTACTTAAACCATAAAGGTCTATGATTAACACTCCAAATTTAGTTCTTGACAAGAGGTTAAAATATTTGGTATAATTACAACATTGGAGGTATAAAATAAAACAATGAGTGCAGGAAAATATGACATAA